TCTATAATGTCTGGATGTACACCCTCGTAATCATATGCTTTTGTTACTGATTTGTATTTCGTAGTTGCAAGCGTTCTTGCTGCTTCAACGTGGTCCTTACTTACAAATTCATCCTTAGAATTTTTATAGCGGTTGATGCGGTCTAAAACCCGCACCAACCTAAAGAACCTAAGAAGTGGTCTCAGCTCCTGTATCATCTGCTGATGCCTCTTCTTTAACCGTTTCCGCTTTTGGCTGCTCAGCGAAGCGTTTTGCCATCTCTGCGCGCATATTTTCGCGCTCTTTGGCCAACATTGCTTCGTTTTGTTGCATGTTATATTTCAACAACTGCGCAATAACGTCCACGTCGCTGTTATTTCTAACGCGTGGCTCAATACTTGTGAAACTTGGCTTTTCACTTTCTGGTATCGTTTGATCGATGTCAGGTAAATTGATATATACCGCTGACTTTTTCTCAGCTTTTACCATTACATATGAATTACCTACACACGTATATTCAACTTGAGCCTTGTCGCTTGATGCTCCAATCAGAACCCCATCTAATAACTGGTCGTCTGTACCAGCCCATACTTCTACTGGACTGTTCGCTACAATCTGAAATTTTACGCGCCGTGCCTTGTTCGATAAAAATGGAATAACTTGTCCCGCTTCTATCTGTTTCCAATCGGCCAATGGACCATTTTTGAACGTTTTCATCTGTTTTTTCCTTCATGTTAAAAAGGCAGGGGGGCGGGATACACCCCCCTACCTATTACGACTTAACGATACGGGTGTTATCCACATCCGCCGTGATCGCGTCGTAATCCGAGGTTGTGTCCGACTCTTGCAAACCTGAACCAAACACCGTATTTCCAACAATGTTCATGTCTGTCATTGCTGTAATCTCAAAACTGTCTGCCGTTTGATCTGCAAACACTTTTTTATGTAACCCTGTACAAAGATAAAAATCTTCGTTCAGCGTTGGATTCGTTGCTTCAGCCGACCAAATTTTTGCTCGATCTTCATCAAACGCATCATTTGCTGGGCGGTAATATTTACCGCCTACATTTACCAAATCCCGCTGCCACTCATGATTAAGCGGTGCATAACCAAACGTACCATCTGGCGTTGCGTGATTTACATCAGCGTGATCGTTTTTAACCACTGCCACTTTTTCAGGATCTAAAAAATCTCGTAAATACGAGGGCAGGGTATCTGGATCTGTTGTGTATAAAAAATAATCCTTTTTTCTTTCCCACAGTTGTTCGGGCACAATCTCCGCAGTAATCATAATTACGCCACCAGTATTCATAGCAGGCGTCCGAATACTCATATCTAATGTTGCATAACCGTTTGTTGCGCTTTCGTCCAAATTAGCTGCGTCTGTTGCATACCGTTGATTAAACCCAATCATTTGCCGACTCCTAGCCAACAAAATTGGTTGTTTCATAGCTTCTTCGGGTACCCGAATTCCGCTCATCAACAAATCGATCAAATAATCATCATCAATGCCGTCATACATTTGACGCAATTTTGCAAAACTTGCTGTTTTACGTGCTTGATCAATATCTGCTAATGACATCGTTGCGTTACCGCCCGCTGTCAATTCCGACCAAACATTATCCCAATAATACGCACCTGTAGTTGTACCATCTGGATGCAAAATCGTTGAATTATGTGAAGGATTACCCGTCACCTGTGTTGACCCAGCTGGACTTAAACCATCATTTACACTCTCAGAAGAAGCACCCCCATGGTAACTCGCAGTACCGCGACTTACAAATTCAGAATAAACTGGAGCTTTAAAAGTAAGTCCTTGTAAACTTACTTCACCATCAATTAACGCCTGATCAAAATCTGGAACAATATTTTGCATACCGTTGTTAATCCAAAACGCCTCTGCCAATCTATGATCAAATGCGTTTCTTACCGATAATGATTTTGAGCGTGCTTTACGCCGATGATTAACAATAGCATTATATGCCTCAACAATTGATGTATTAAATGCAGATGCTTGAGTATGCATACCCATAAATTGATAAAACTGTTCTACACCATTATCATCATCAAGATTATAAGAACCAGAATTAACATCTGCATATTTAGCCCACGTTGAATCTAATGAACTAACAGCTGAAGTCTGCGGATTGAAATATTTATTACTTTCAAAAAACGGAACAACGCTACCAGCTACTCCGTTTTCCTTTTTATAACTCGCGTTCAATTCATTCATTGACCCGTTAAAACGGTCAAACGCAAGCATAGGTACAAAGTGCGCGTAACACGTTACGCCAACACCGTTCATCAACATTTCTGATGTTTCCATCATTTCAACGTTGACACGCATTTTACCACTTTGAACACCGTCTTCGCGGTGTAACCATTCGTATTTCAAGGGCAGGATTTTACCTGCATCGCCTGACGTTAAAACACGTCCACGCGCCTTTCGGATACTTTTCGCCACCGTAATAGGTGCATTTGGTATCATTTCCGTTACTCTCATCGTTTTTTTCTCCTTCCGATAATTTTCTTAATAATTTGTCTTATTTTTTTGCAACGCTTGCACATTAATTCCAATACTCGTTAAACCGTTGTTTACGTTCAGCTTTCTTTTGTTTTGCCTTTTCCATCAAAGGTCCAAAATCATTTGAACGTGATAATATGGGCTTAACCAAATCGCGATAAAAAGACTGAACTTCAGTGTTAATTTGATCGCGACCTTGCATCAAAACACCAGTAAACAATTCGTCAAATTCCATCCCTTTAGGATAATAATTTACTTTTCCACTGGATTTAACTATCGGCTCTTGCAATCCGCGAACTTTGTTATCAACAAAATCGCCTTTATCTGACCTTGCTATAGCCTCATTCACCAAATAATTAATTTGTTGATCAGAATACCCCAAACTATTCATTTGTACGTCATTCACATCTGAAATGACTGGTATTCCTGCCGTTCTTTTTCCATAAGCAGATGTCATTTGCACACCTGCAATTCTTTTTCCATTCGCTGATGTCAAAGAACCCAAATACGCTGTTTGTGCTCGCGTTTCTGCTAAATTAGCTTCACGCTGCGCTTTTCTTAACGGATCAAATTGCCCCGCAATCTGACCTGCGCTATTAGCAAAACTGCTCCAAAATGAAGCACTTGCTAACGCTCCGCTTGATCCTTTGTTAAATCCTTGTCCACCTGTTGCTCGCAAAACTGTTAAAGGATTAAACCCAGCTGCTTCAGCTTCCTTCCGCAACTTTTTTAGATCTATACCCTTATTTTGGCTTGCTTTTGCCGCATCACTCGACGCTTTTGCGCCTATTAATGCTGCGCCCATTTGTAGGGCAGGGACTAACCAACCCCCTGGCATTTAAACCCACTCCAATACAATTGGACCAAATAGAGCAATCGAAATAATCACTCCCATGATTGCGCCGTGCGCTATATTTACGATTGTTTTATTCATCTCTTACTTTCCTCTCCAAACTGCTTAAAATCAGATCAGCTAAAACAAGTAAGAGGGATATCGCCGCCGTTTGAATTTCTAACGCCTGCTCAGATGCAACGCCCATTCCGACTAAAGTCGCACCCATCGCAGTACCTGCACGACGGATAATAGGCTTAACTATCTCTGCCAATATTATTTTATACAATTGTCATCCCTTCAACCGCAGGGAGATAGAATCGCATAATATATACTATGTCTACGCTATCTCGCGGTCTTTTTACTTCGTTTTAACTACATAAAGTAGACTCATACTTTCTTTCGTATGTCAACTACTTTTTTTACATATTTCACTTCTACGTTGTAATATTTAACACCACGGTACAAATTCTCTTTTACCTCCAGACCCGCCTGACGGCTTATTATCTTTCGGTCTATCCTTACACCTTAAGCGCAGATTCTTATCTGACCATTTTGTTATGGGCTTTTTCCGCTTCGCTATTCCCTGTTCAGGGGGTGTGCGGTTTGCGATCGGAGCTTCCGCCCTAAATGGTTCGATCACTAAAGTATTGTCGGTTACCCCCCAAACTTTTGCTTGCCGCTCTGCTTTTAATCGTCCCATTCTTCTCGCAATATTTCGGTCAACTTGCGCGACCGTATTTTTTTTGACCGTTTTTGTATTTGCTCTATTATTACTTCTCTTTTTTCGTGCCATTGATCATTTTCCGTTATTATGTGAAATTCGTCTTCATATTCCCACACTACTAATGGAATTCCTTCATATTCCATGTCGTGTTGAATATATGTGTCAAACTTTCCAGCGCCGTGACTTTCCCACAGCTGGATATATTTGACTGGTTTATAATGCAGGCGTGCCATTAACTCTTCGTCAGTAAACTCTAACTCGGTTACATCGTCTATATACTGGTCTACGATCTCCGACCGTGGGTCTGTATCGTATTTATCCCGCCACCTTTCTCGAAATCTTTCCATAAATTTCTCCTTGGTTCTGCCTGTCATCATAAAACTTTTTTCGCGGTTTTTGTAATCACGTATATCTCCAAATTTGTAGAAATACGTTTGCGGCGCCAATCCTTGGCGTACATATTCATCCGCTAACCAATCAAAATATTCCGCGCCTAGCGGGGGCTTTTTGGACATCGCTAAATGTGCATCTGCACTCCGCGAATCAACGTCTTTGAGTACATATTTCAATACATATTCAAAACCTTTCCAATCGGGTTGCTGAAAATAACAAAATCCATGATAGTGCTGAAACACTCCCTTTTCATATTTTGCCCAATATTTCCAATGCACCCGCTTTTGATCCTCCACATTTGGCACTTTATCTTTAAAAAAAATAATTATATGCCAATGTGCTCTTCCCTTGGCGCTGCCGTATTCGCCAGCTACTATGTAGCGACATTTATATTTTTTACGCAGTCTTTTAAGAAAATCCTGAACGTCTTTATAAACCAATGTCACTGCGTTAACGCCCGCATCTTGTGCATATGTTAACGTTATTGCGTATGTTTTTTTTGAAAACCTACTTTCAGCAATGCAACGGCCTACTAAATCATTTACACGGCGCTTTCTGCATTGCCAACATTCGCGACACGCAACTTCAACTCCGTTATCTAATTTGTTTGGACTAATACACAATTTCTTTACTTTGTTTCAGTTGGTGTCACTAAATGCATATCCCAACAAGAAGAGAGGGAATTTTACCGCCGCCCCCGAAACTCCAATAAATGAAGTTTCCGTTTCGGGGACGGCTCTAGCGATCCAATAAGTCTCGCCAATTTTTTATTTGCCAATGTGCAGGGTCGTAAAATTTCCAATCTCCGCCCCATTCCATTTTCAAATTTCTTTTTCGTGCGATTTCCTTGCCAATACTGCCAAGTACATCCCACTCTTTTTTAGTTAAATTCCAAGCTCTTGACGCATGAACGATATCCACCGCCATACAAAAATTCCCTTCACGAAAAATTTCGCCCGTTTTAGGGTGATATTCTCGAATTTTGTGAATTTGATGTGGACTTTGCCCACCCCTTGCATTGGATCTACCTTTAGCATGCAACGCGTCCTGGCGCTTTTTAGAACGTACAAATTCAAACGCCCACAATGGTATGTTACGTTTTTTGCAATGCTTATCCATGGCTTTCCAGAAATCTATAATGTCTGGATGTACACCCTCGTAATCATATGCTTTTGTTACTGATTTGTATTTCGTAGTTGCAAGCGTTCTTGCTGCTTCAACGTGGTCCTTACTTACAAATTCATCCTTAGAATTTTTAT